CAGTACCAATATCAGATGTTGCATCTTTAACAAGAGTAACCTTAGATGTTAAATGTTCAATCTTAAGCATTTCAGCTTGTGTAGATGGATTATTAAGTGTAAGTGTGAAATTATCTAAATCTTCTTCAAAACCTAAAATAAATAAATGTATAATAGCTATTTTATTTAATTCTTGAAGCATTGATTGTTGAATACGATTTATAGTTCTAGAAAAACGTATATCTTGTAATGCAAGATTTTTACCTTCTCCTGTTGCCTCATCAAAACCTAAAAATGGTTTAGGTACACGCAAAGCTGTGAATAAATTTCTTGCAAATATTCAATATCAGCTATTTGGTCTAAGTTTGAAGCACCTGGTAATGTATCTATTGGATTTGGTGCTGACTCATCTCTTACTGGAATGAAATAATCTTGGTCGTTTGATAATTGGTTGTATCTCAAATCAATTTGACCAGTTTGTGGGTCAACAATTGGCATACGTTTAAATCTATCAGCGATTGCGTTTACATATTGTTCAACATCAGCATCATCAATATTACCGACATATATTTTATACACACGTCTTTCTGGTGCTCTAGTTACACGATATACTAGCATAGAGTCCTCAGATAAAATAAGTTGCTTCCAAATACGTCTGGCTTTTTCTAAAACTGAAGTACCATAAGGTAATCTTCTATCATCACCCAATAATCTGAAATGAGCAATTTGCCATGAATTAAATTCAATGTCTCTACCTCTCCAATAAAATTTAACTCTATCTCTATTTTCTGATTGGTCATCAGAATATTCTCTACCACTAACTAAATCATATAAACCAGCTTCTCTACGTTCCATTTCATAATTAGGCATTTGTTTAGTTGAAACAATACCTTGTCTATCATTAATGTTTAAATAAATAAAGTTATCCCCATACTTACATGTATTTCTAGTCCACATTGGTAATGTTGTGTGTAAATCAAGTCTATTGAAGAATAAATCCTCTAAAATACCCTTAACACGCTTACTATCTGAATAAATGTTAAGAACTCTACCTCTATCATTTACTGTAGTTGATTCCTCCATCATAACATCTAACGCTGCTGCAATAGTAGGATAAAACTCCATAGCTTCAAAATCAGCATAAGAACCAACACGAGTTGTTTCATAATTTATAGACTGTTGAAACAATCCATTCTCAACACGTTTCCAAGTACTTTGCAAATACTTGTTTTGTTGTGCTTGTAATTTTGCGGCATCGTATTCTTGTTTGTTAGTTGTTTTTAACAATTCACCACCACCCAAATTAAAACGTTGTGTCGTTTGTTTTTGTGGTGGATTATAATTTGGATTAACAACTCTGTTTAACCTCTGAAATATAGTTAAATTTTCTTTTGCCATAATATATTTTTTCTTTTATTATACTAAAATTTCCTAAAAATTAAATAGTTAAGAAACATAATCGCATTCAATATAAGCTAGTCTGCTAGCTTCATTATTTATAAGTATGATATTATAAATGTAGGTATTAGTAAAATCAATACCTTGAGAGCCAGATGAAGCTGTGCAAAAATAAGGACTTGGTTGATTTTTAATATTTAGTCTACCAGTATTTAGTGATTTATCATAATTGTTAGGTGATGGACACCATTTATATACATCGAACCCACCATTTTTTCTAAAATAAGGACAACGTTGATTTCTATTTGCCATGTTTTTTTATTTTAATTTTTTAAACCATATAATTACATTCAACATAAGCTATCCTACTAGGTTTTCCATTTATTGTTACTACATTATAAACGTAAGTACTAATAAAATCAATTCCCTGAGAACCAGCCGTTGCTGTACAAAAATTATTTGTTGTTGTTGTCTTATTATTTTGTCTACCACCACCACCATTTGATGATTTATTATAATTAGCGGGTGGTGGGCACCAATTATAAAGTTCAAAATTAACACTTTTTTTGAACGGACCACATGCTTGATTTCTTGCCATGATTATTTAGGTTTAGCGAATAACCACGAATACTGACCTCTAGGGTCTTGAACATTTCTATAAGCAGTATGCGTGGTGTTTATTTTTTGTACAACATTACCAGTAACTTGGTCTTTCTCTTTAATTGTTGGTGAACTTGAGACATTAGCCCCAGTTAACCAACTACTTAATATTGCTTTATTTTGTTTTTCTAGTCTTTCAAGTTTTTTAAATGAATGCTCCATTACCCACAAACACATGGCCAACGACATAAGCAAATCATCGTGGTAACCATCCATATGGTCTGGTCTACCATTTTTATATACAAAGGTTTTCATTTCAGAAGTTAAACGACTAGAACGAATCTTAATAGTATTAGTTCTAATTTTATATTCTAAATTTGAAAGCATTGGTACACGAACATTTGTGGCGTGGAATCCTGGTATTTTATCCTTTTTTAAATGAGTGTTTAATTCTCTTTGTCTAACAGATAATACTTTACCAGTTGCATCATCATAATGCAAACGCTTATAGTTAAATTCTAATAACTTAAGAACTGTTGATACACCCATACCACCAGTAACATCGACTACCGTATAAGCCTCATACAACTCACCATATTCCTCAACAATTTGGGCTAATAAGTCTGGTTGTATTTTACCTTGATATTCCATAACCTGTTCCATAGTGGTAAAATCAACTATAACGATTGTAGAACTATCTTCTCCGTCACCTCTAGATACATCGACACCCATAATATATTGATGACCTTCTTGAGGTTCTTCCCATATCCAAATTTCATTATCTAACCCCATGGTAATCTTTGGTTCCATTACATTGTTTTTTTCGTGAAATTCAATGTATTCTTCACTAATAACATTACCACCAGAACCAATGAAAGAAACGTCAAGTTCTTGAGCAATCATACGAGAATCATTGTTCATACCCATACACATTTCTTCATACCAACTTGATGTTGGTTTCCAACCATCAGCTATTTTATTTTGATAAGATTCAAAAGTAAAATAAATCTCTTTCTCAACATCATCACCCTTTGACCATCTTAAATCTTTATTATAACGCAAATCTTCATACCATTTCATTTCAATAACATTGAAATTGTTTTTCTTGGTTCTTGCTTGGTCATAAGTTTTGTAATATAATGGGTCCATACCATTAGGAGTAGAAATAAGAGTTGCTCTACCACCCGTACCCAATGCAGTAAGTGCGGCACCGAATACCTCAGCGCCATTATCAATATAGGCTGCCTCATCCATAATAAGAAAAGTAGGGGTAAAACCACGCAATGCATCCTTAGATGTTGCAACGGCCTTTACACGACTACCATTTGGTAATTTAATCTCTTTTTTAGAATCAGTTAAGAATATTGTTTTACCTTCATTCTTAGGGTTACCATAATACTCATGACCCCAAACCCATCTAGGTAATTGAGATAAAAAATCTTTAATTTTAGCCAAAAATTCAAAAGCCAATTCTTGCTTGTTTGCAATAATTAGAACAGCTTCTGGGTTATCTTCATCAGCCCAACCAACTTTTATTGCCATGTATGCTGCGGTAGTGGTAGAAACCCCTGCCTGTCTAGGTTTGGTAACTAAATTAAACCTATTTTTTTCATAGGCGTTTATAATTTCTTTTTGTCTTGGAAATAATTTAAAAGGAACAAACCCTTCTTGCGTTTTGTCGAATGTTTCCAAATAAGTCTCAATCGCATAAATTGGATTCATGAGGCATTTAGAGTATTCTTTAAATATTTCTTGTGCTGTTAGCATATATATTTCTTTTTATTATAAATATACTAATTTCAGATAAAATAAAGTCTTTAAAATAAATAAGGGGCTTAATAGCCCCTTTAATTAAAATAAATCATCACTTTCAAAGACATCATCGTCCTCATCAAGCTCAATATCGCTATCAAACATAATTTCATCCAATGTGTAATAATCCTTGGTTTTTTTATTATTTAATTCATTCATAGCATTATTAAATTCATCTTCATGAAGTTCTCTTTTAATAGTGCCCATAATTTCTTTTACTATTTTTTTACCCTTGTTAGTACCAGCCATGATTTCTCTCATACAACCATTAAATTCATTTACAGGCTTTGAAGCTATTTCCATATATAACTGATGTTTTAAATGGAAATCATCAGCATCAATACAATCTGTAAATCTATCCCATAATGCTGGACCTATTCTCATATCCCATGGCTCTGCCGCTAAGAAGTCTGCTTTATCTATAACATAATCACCTAACTTTTTATCCTTAGGCAAACCATGTGCTGATAATAACTCCATAACACCCTTAACCAATTCATGAATAAGAACTGGGAATATCATAGCCTGAGCTTCTATAACTGCTTTAGGGTTTTCAGGTGTTGGGAATGTAATCTTAACCACACCACCGCTAGTCCCATTATCCATCTTAGGTATAACATAATACATATAATCAGCCGCTGACATAACCTTAGAATATCTGTTTAATAAACGAGGGTCCATATCAGTCAATTCATCATCAACCATATGAAACATATGATTTGTTTTCTTTGCAGCACCTTGAATCATAGCGTTTAGAAAACGTCTTTTATAAACTTCTTCTTTTGCGTTAACCATATCATCATGACTTTCAAATTGATAATCACTAGACTTAGGTGTTGGATTCTTTTTAGTTCCTTCTAAAACAATATTAGGTGATAAAGAAGCCTTTATTTCAACAACATCTTCTGGCATATCATATTCTTCACGAATCATTTTTTCGGCCAATTCTTCTAAGGCTTTTTTGTGTTTAGATTCTAGAGCCATAGTTTCATGAACCATTGGCATCATTTCCATCATTAAAGTTGAAGTATCTATCTCATCAACATCAAAAGCTCTCTTATAACGGTTAACAACTTCACTGAAACGCTTACCCATTATTTTTTGCTCAAAGTTATTCTCATCACCTTCAGGTATTGCTGGGTGAATACCCAATGAGTGTTTTCTTTCAGCCAATTGTTTTTCTAATTCTGGGTGCATTCTTTCTGATATATTATCACCATAAACAACACCCTCATTTAATTTGGGTTTGTTCTTATTTAGTGATTTCAACAATGCTTGTTCAGCTATTTTTCTATAATTGCTCATGTTATTTTATGTCTTTTTTCTTTATTGTTTTTACTACTCTACTTTCAACTACATGTTGTTGAGTCTCAACCTTAGCCATACTTTTTTTCTTTGGAACACCAAATACTCTATATTCAAAGAATTTTTTAAATTCATACAATCCCATATATTTTTCACCCTCAAGCATGGTAGTAGCGGCCAACTCTGGTATTGTTTTAAATTTTTTAAATTTACCATTTTTTTCGTTTACAATAAAATGCTTATATTCACCTAAATTAAGGCTCTCTGATTGTGAAGACTTATCTTCATTTTCAGTTGTTAACTTTTCCATTTCAAGCATAGGCTTAGCAACTTTGCTTTCAAATTCATCAACATGATAAATCATATTATTACCATTATCATCCATATCATCAAAACAGTAAACACCCATAACGATATTTTTTTGAGGGGTAATGCCTCTTACCATTTGATATTTTTTATCAGCAATATTAAATGGTTGTGCTATTTGACCAGTTTCAGGATGTTTAACATTAGAAAGGTATTGTATTGTCGCTCTATCCTGAGGTTCAATAACACCATCCATTTCATTAACTGGTAATATATTAACTTTTTGTCCCTTAAGTTGTTTTATCATTTGAGGTAACTCATCTTTTGGTGCAAGAATGGTAGGCGTTTCTTCCTTTTCGCTTATTTTTTGTTTATTTTTTGTGTTCATGTTTACTTATATTATAATTCAATATTAGGTCTTTTTCATAAAGCTTATCTTCAACATCAGTCAAAGCCTCACCAAATTTAAAACAAATTCTTTTTTCAGGATATGTTTCATATTCATTGATGTTTTCCCACGCCATGGCTATAACACCATCAATCGCATCCCAAACAGCAAATGTATCACTGTCCTGTATTACATCCAATTTTAGTTCAGATTCAAGTCTACCAACCTTTTTTATAAAAGATTCGTGTGGTGGCTCTGGTCTACCAGAAGCTGGATATGTGTCCCATTCCTCACCATCAATATCTTCTGTTGTATCAGAAAAAATAAATTCATAAAAGTAATCACCCTTATAATCCTTACCAACATAGTTAATATATATTAAATATAAATCTTCCATTATTTTTCAGCTTTTGGGTCTGGTTGTGATTCTCTTTCTGGTAAAAAAGGCTTATTACGTCTAGATGGTTGAACCATTGGAGATTCCTTGGGTTTTGTTACAGGTTCTGCTGGTAATACCAACGGTTCCTCATAATTAAATGTTTCGTTTAATTTCATTTTAATATAATTTTTGTCAAAGATACTAAAATTTTCCGATACGTTCAAATTTTCATTAGAAGTTTTTTTACCCCACTTCTTACCCTTACCTCTTGTACCACATGCTGAAGGTGTAGGTCTACAAGCTGGATATTTAGCTCTTTCCTCACCATCTTTTCTTCCACATGTTTTACATTTTTTTCTACCAGTCTCAGGGTCTTTTCTACACGTGTTGCAATCAACCCATCCTTTTGATTTACCCTTACCACCTTGTCTTTCAAACCATCCATGAAGACCCTTACTTTTTTCTTTTGAGAAATCAGTTTTTTTAGCTTCATCTAATGAGTCTGTTTTAAATTGAACCAAATCTTCTTTATTTAAAATTTTAACTTTTATACTATCTAACCCTAAACTTAAAGCTTTTTCCAATCTATGGGTTCCATCCAACATAGCAAATATTTTTCCATTTTCATTTTTCGCAACAATAATTGGATATGATAAATCTGCCTTATTTACTCTATCTTTTGTCTTTGTAGGGTCTTCTTGTCTACCACTAAAATCATAATTTATTTTTTTAGGGTCTATATTTTCTACTGGTAAATTTTTGGCTAATTCAATAACATCA